ATCTAAAATTTCATATAGACACCAGTGATTGGAACAACGACGAAGACGCTGACCACTGCGCGGATTTAATTGAAACAATGGTTGGCGAATGGGACGAATCAACAACGCGCCTTAATCATCAAATTTTATTGGATGCAGATTCTGAGTTGATAGATTTCGACGCGCCGGAGGTAGTCGCGATCAGTGACCAAGCATCAGCGTGCGCCCACAAAATTCTTTCAGAATATGAAGGGAGCGTCGATACGGGTCACAACGCCTTTCTGTCGGCGTACAGGGGGCAAGAGGCATGAAGTCAATCAAAGTTAGGATTATTGACGATGGAATCCACGGGCGGGTTTATCCGCGATGTGAAACGTCTGAAAAATTAGTTTCCCTCATAGGTCACTGGATGCCTGCGGAGGACATGTTGAGTGTGGACGGATGGGTTCCGATCAGCTACCTCGATCAAATCGAAGGGCTGGGCTTTCAGGTCGAAGAGGTGCAGGCATGAGTAAGAAAAAACAACTTTTCCCGCAAAGCTTCAGCTTTGACTTCGAGGTGCTGACCTTGGAACCTTGGGATTCTGTAGATGCTGTTCAGCTTAGGCAGTCCCTCGTTTCGCGGATCGCTTCCTTGACCGATGAGCAACTGCTAGAAACCTGTTATGTCGAAGATGATGAGCACGAAGATTTTTCAGGTTATGACCGTCAGCTACTAGAGCGGTTTCACCCCGATCAGGAGGTAGAGTGATGACGGACGAAAATTATAAAATAAATTTAAACACAGCTTCTTGGGAGGCGACCCGACACTTGATTGCATTGGACCAAAATTTCGTAGGGACCGAAGACTATCTTGGTCTAGCTTATTTTTGGAAATCTTGCAGCCTCAAGTGGTGCTTGCGCGAAGCAACCGTAGCCAAACGCAAAAAGATCCACAGGCTGTGGCTGCTTGAAAATCTTCCAATGACGTGCGAAACCCGGCGACACTGGGAGCTTGTCGCCCAAGTCTTGAAAATTAAAATCCCTAAAAAAATCCCTGAGAAATGCGCCGACCACGCATCAATTTCAGAATGCTTTCGACATGAGCAACACAAAGGGTTGACTGATTCAGAAACCGAGCATGAATCTGAGTTGAGCTTTTTCTTGGAGATTCTGAACAATCACCACCACAACAAAGTTCAAAGGAGTGTCGAGCGAATGAGCAGGCAAAGTTATCTGGAAGAAATGCAACGCTTTTGCAAAGAATATGGATTCCACAACATCTACGCTGAGTGGATCACGGAAGCCCGTTATAATGCTGAGGGCGACGATCAGAAAGAATTCGATGAAAAGCTCAACTCTTGGGGTGTGAACCTCATGTACAAAAACGATGATCACTCAAAATTTTTGAGGGTCATTGAACTTTGTAAAAAATACGCCCCACAAAAAAAATCCCACAACGTGATCACGGAGAATGGATGATTATGGCTCTAAAGATCGCAGGTAACATGCCTGTCCCCAGCCGGGGACAAGCGATAGCGAAAGAAGAATACGCCCGTACAGCTTTGAAGATGGAAGTTAATGACTTTATAAACACTAAAGACAAAAAGACAACCACCGGGTTGCTAAGGGCGCTGGAACGAATAGATCGCATGGGCGCTCAACGCACCGTAGATGGGAGTCTTTGGGTTTGGAGAATTCAATGAACACTAACTCAGAATTTAATGAGTTGCGGGGGGCTGGCGGCTTTGGAGTTAAAGAAGCTGCCGCGATGATGGATGCAAATCTGAACACGGTAAAGTCTTGGGTGAAGCCGCCGGGGAGTGCCGGGTCTGCCCACATGCCAACCTACGCATTACGGTGCTTTAAACTGGTACTCCTACTGCGTTCGCATGGGATTTCAGAATCTCAGACGGGATAAGGAAGACCGCTTTTGGATGCCGATCATCTCCACCTTGGATTTGAGTCGGCATGATCCGCTCGATCAACACGCACGCCTTTAGCTTTTCAGAACTAATCCAAATATTCTCTTCCCCGGTGACAAACAGCCAGTGAGTTGCCTCGCTAACCGAAATGCCAGACGGCTTATTGTGAAAATATTCCAATATGATATTGCCGGTCTCTAAAGAACGGGGATCAAACTTTACCTCTATGGTGGTGTCCGTTTCTGGAATGGCAATATCGAATCGACTGTCCTTTCCGAACGTCATGTAAGCGTCGTGGAAAAGGGGTAGCAATTTACTCAGCCATTCGCGCTCTACAGCTTCGCCCCGCTCAAGATCATCAAGCCACATCTTTTTTACCTGAATGCCAAATCGCGATGACGCCGCTCTCCACAAAGCCCTTCATGTTTGGTGGCTCTGTGATGTCGGGGATGCTGGCTATTGCCTCTTGGCGGTCAAGCTTAGTTGGCAAATTAAGAATCGCTCTGGGCAGGAAATACCAGACTGTGCTCTCGGCGCAAGCCCACCATTCTTTAGGTAGTTGGCGGCGAAGCTCCTCTATGACTGTTGGGTAATGTGTTTTTTTTGCCGCAGCCTCACATATCTTATGAACTTGCGTGAAGTTTCTAATCTCCATTCAGGTCTTCTCGAATCAACATCATCAACGTTTCCCAACTAACTTGCGCGGTGTATTGCTTTTCTTTGGGGTAGTTGGGGGCTATCAGATATAGCGGCACCACAGCCTGAATCTGACGATAGTCAAATTTGAAAACCAAGATCGGTATGAGATTCATGTGTTCGCCAGCAGCCCAAGCTTGCGACCACCAAGCCGCTTGGGGTTCCGCGCCTTTTGCATACCGCTTGCACTCAATTATGAACGGACCAAGCTCAATGTCGCCTAAATTACCTTCCCGGTATTGGTCTAAAATGCGGCTCGTTCTTATCCCTAGATCGTCATCGATCATGTGAGTGATTGTTCTCTCGAAGCTATGCCCTTTCACTCGGGCTGAAGCGCTCATCTATTTTTCCTCGGGTCTTTCCCGTTATGAAAAGCCAAATACCATTCAGCCTTTTTCAGATCCTCATGAGGGGTGGTGTGCTTTTGATTTGATCGCCACTGATATTTGAAAGCTGCGATCTTCGCGTAGATTTGAACTTCTTCAACTCCATAGCAATGCACCATCGCGTCGATGCATTCTACGAAACTTTTGTCAGCGTAATGATTTGGCGAATTTACAGGATCATTTTCAATTCCAGAGCGCGGATGATCGTCTGATATCGCGTCATCAGCTAAGTCGTTCTCTTGTTGCGTTATGAAGGATGGCTTCTGTTCCATATCTTGCCTCGAACTTTTTCTTATGTGGGTGTCTAGATGTGTAAATTTCATTGTCACTGCCTTCTCGGTGGTGCCGGTAGCAAAGCGGTATAGTCAGTAGATGGCTTCCCGGTTTCACTTTGCCGTCCATATGATGAATTTCTGGCTCGGTAAAAGTCTCCCACTCCAACAAACAAACTATGCAGCCCATTTGCGTGCAAGCAGACATCCAAGCCTTTTCCTCTTTGGTTGGGGTGTGAGATTTTATTTTCCCCGCTCCAAAAAAATATTAAGCCGGTCAAGTACCAACCCAAACTCAGCGCCAGCCTCGCTAATTCTGTCGATTAACCCGTCCCCGAACGAATCGATAGAAAGATCAAGGTCCGGGCATTTAAAGGTTACCTGCACGCTCAGGTTCCGTAGATCCGCTTCTCGAACCGTGTCGTTGCCATCTGCGTTTGCCACGTTTTGAATTCGACTTCTGCTGCTAGAAGGTTTGCTTTTGCTGCTGCTAGAAGTCCTTTTGCGAGTCCTCGGTTTAGTCTCGCCTGTTCCATCTGCTCTTGGTTGTCTGCCCATGTGGATTGTGCTGCCGCCGTTTTGCAATTATGGTTGGCCTGCGCTGTCATCATTAAACTCGCGTAGGTTCGTTTCTCTTGAGCTTCTGCTTTTGCTAGGTCTCTTTCAGCCTTTCCGACCTGAGCACCACAATCACGCAAAGCTTGAGCAAAATTTTCTTGCTGATTCAAATTGGTCTATCCTTATCTAAGGGTTTTTTAACGAACGGCTTGGGCGCACCGCGACGGGTCTCGACGTACTGGCACGAACGATCATCGAAGTCGAAGCCAACCTGCCCTTCCCATCCGCCGTTACGATTCTTTAAAACGTGCAGGTAAATATCCCAACCCTTCACGATCTCAGGGTCCGGTTCACGCCCCAATATTTCGCAAACGTCTAAGTGATCTGCCTTTCGTTTGTTTTTCCAAACGCTCAAGAACGCATCAGCCAAATCGGTGATCGACCCAGAGCCTTTAACGTCAAATTTATTGGGCGCTTTGCCTTCGTCTTCACCCTTACGGGCGTGCGTCACCAAAAATATCGTGACCGGGAACGACTGCTTAAAATTGACCAGCCGCTCTACAAACTTTTGCTGCTCTGGATAATCGTCTTGCCGAACCATGTTAGTGAGACTGTCGATCACGAACACAGTGATGCCGTAACGCTTATAGGCGTATTCAAAGCACTTCATTAGATCGTCGGGCTTGGGGGTGAGCTTATCCACGAACAGCCAAAGATTCGGAGCCACCCAATCTAGAGACTTCTTCCTATATTCTTTATCTGGTCTCGCTTCCGCAGTAATCTGCTTCATCAGCCTGCCCAACGTATGCTTAGGCGTCATCTCCATGCTGGCAATGCACGTCTTTGCACCTTGTTGAACTAAGTTCAGCATCAGCATGTTCAGCCACATGCTCTTTCCGTGACCGTTGATGCCAGTCAAACCGATTAATTCGTGAGGTCTTAGCTTGAAATCATTTTCATCAATCTTATTAAAGCCAGTGCGGAAGCCACCAGAATCATTCAAAGACAAATCAAAATAATCATTAATGACATCTGCGTATTCCACGACAGACCTTAACTGTTCAGGATCTTGCCATTTGGCTTGGTCAAAAGCCTGCCCAAGGATATTCCGGGCAGACTCGTAACCTTTTTCCAGTAACAGATCGTTGATATCTTTTGCGGGGAACTGAACACGAAAGCATCTGTCGCCAAGTCGTTTAATCAGAAGGTTTGCACACTTCTCTCCCGGCTCGTCGTGGTCAGTCGCAATTGCTATGTCCTCGAATCGAGCCAAGTTGTCGAACTCATGCTCGATCCAGTTCATGTTGTTCACGCCGCTTGGAATACTTAGCGCAGCAAAGCCAAGCTCCCGCGCAGCGATTGCGTCTAGCTCGCCTTCGGTTATCCATACAGAGCGTGCGTGATCCGGTACGGTTTGCCATCCATACAATATGGGCTTCAATGCTGGCTGGTTGCACTGACCGGGGCTACCATCGTAGTCCATTGGCTTGTTTTTTAAGAAGGTGATCTTGTTATCTGCGCTGAAAAATTGAAAAACTAAATCAGTGCCAGAAGTTTTCAGTTCAGAAGTCGCATATATCTTGTGGCGAAAGCAAAGCTCACCAACGTCCCTGAATCCTCGGTTCTGCAAGAATAAGTGAAGCGTCTCAGTGTTGATCGACTGCGGGGGTTTGGGGGTGTTGAAACTTTTCTTTTCTGCGGCTTTTATTTTTTGCGATGGAGACCTATCTCTAATGCCAAATTTTTTCGCGGTCCAACTCATAGCCTCCTTTAGCGAAAATCCTTGCGCCGCCATGACTAAGTCCAGCAAATCACCATGATCCCCGGACTCGAAGTCCGTCCATCTCCCGGCTTTATCTCCATGCAGGACCACACTTAGTGACCTTCCGTCTTCACCCCTAGTCGATCCGATCTTGAAATGCCCGGACTCTACCTTGCCTTCTGGATATAGCTCTTGGCATAAGATATGAGCATGTGGCGCTAACGATTGCTTTAGTTCGCGTATCTCAATCATCTGACAGCCCCAAGAAATTCATCTCTGTCACTGTCGCTCTTGTACGCTGCCACTACAGCCCAGTCCGGCTTGCCGATTGATTTCCACCCTCGGTTGATGCAGTTCTGAACCAGCGCAGAAAAATCTCGATGTCCAGCAGCCGCCAAGGTTTCAAAATCAGCCGTTGCTAATTTGATCATTTTTTCTGACGGCTTTCGGTTGCTATTAATTTTTGTCTTGTATTGCCAAAACAATTTCCAAGCAGATTCCGTTACATGTAAAGGCGGAGGAGGAAAAGACGCTTCTTCATGCACAGTATTTCTTTTCTTCTTTAGTAGTTCTTTATGCACAGTACTACTTAGTTCTTGAATTTCGAGATCTTGAATTTTGGGATCTTGATTTTCGAGATCTGGAATTTCGGCATCCCGTACGTCACTTACCAGCCAGTCCCAACCTAGAGTTTTGTCGGGCAATACAGGTCTGATTCGTTGGATGTAACCGGCTCGACGCAAGTCGTTTGTGATTGAGGTCACTCGCGACGTGCTAATTTTGAAGTGGGTCGAGATCTGCTTATTCGTTACGGTCCAATCGTCTCGGTGAGATAAGAGATAACAAAGAACCCCCAAGCTCTCAGGCTTGATCACTTCTTCTCTAAGCAGTTTATTTGGCAAGACAGTGAATCTGTCGTGTTTTGCGTTAGGTCGATAAATCATTAATGCGTCGCCTCCATGCGTCAGTTAATACTACACATGAAGATCAATCTTTCAATACCTATGGATGAATATATTTACTTTGATATGTTTTTTATACTTTTTGGCTCGAAAAATGGCTGCGTTTTGCATGTTCAAATGTGCTGTACGAATTCACAGCTACTAAAAGTCATTTAAATGTGTGTTAATGAGAAACAGGGAAGGGAATTTAACTTTAATCATTACAAGGAGTGTTAAATGGTTAGCCGAGACAGCAGAGCTGCATGGCTTAACCTGGTGCTAGCGCGACAAGGTGTCGCAGACTACGGAAGAGCAAGCGCAATAGCTAAAAAATTAACGGTATCGAATGCAGTTGTCCAAGGATGGTTGGGCGGATCACTAAGTAAGGACTTAGAAGTCGCGCTTAGATTTGCCAACGAATATGGCTTCACTATCGAAGAGTGGGTCACGTTAGAGTCGAAGCCACCAGCAACTGACGATAGCTGGAAAGAGCACGTCCTAAAAGCCAAGCAGTTCGAGGACGATCACGGGGCGCTATCTGCGAAGCAATTCATGTTCATTATCGAGTTGATAGCGAACGATTCTGAAATTTATAAAAATAATAAAAAATTACTGGCGGAAGTTATTGGGAATAACCGCGACCAGTCAATAGGGGAACAGTGAATGGATAACGTCGAACTTATAGAAACGTACAATGATTGGGCGAACAAGAATGGGACAATCGTCAATCAAGAGGTTCCCTCTCTTGAACTGCCACGTCATACGTCTTCCGCCTCATTCGTGACTAGGGCGCAGGTTTCATACACGGGCGCAATTTTATGGGCCTGCGATAACTTAGAAGCTCACACGTCTGAGTTAAAAACCAACCGCGATGACAAGTGGACTTTGGTTGGGAAAAATATCCGCATATTTAAGGATTTACTGCCTGAAGCTGTGGAGATAAATCTGCGACAGATTCAGCAAATCAAGGAAACCGGAAAGGCAGAGGCAGTCGTTTATAAATCCATCTACCAAGACAGATATTATTTGTGCCTTGCGGAGGGTTGGAACGATACTGTTTTTCTTGAGCAGGTAAGACAGTTCTTTCTTCCTCGATGTAAGTGCAACGTATGAAAGCGCGATCTAAAGGTTAAGAAGTTTAACTTTTAGATCTAAATCACATTTTAAGGTTGTAAAACTCATTAGCAGATGATTTAATTCATCTGTACTAAGGAGTATTTACATGGAAAAGTTATCTCGCGCCCAAATCTGGGCAACCCTATCTAAAGTGAGCAGTAAAGATTTCTCAACTAAAAAGTTTGGAGAAATTACTTACGTCGACTGGATGTCGACACACGCCGTCATGATGTCTAAATTCCCCGAGTATCGCTGGGAGTTCTTACTAAACGCAGACGATAGACCCGCTTTCTACTATCCAGACAGCACCGCAGAGGTTCGCTGTAAGATCACAATTGGTGAGCATGAAACGCTTACTACCCTCCCCGTTTATGGCTCCAGAAATAAACCAATCCAAAACCCTAACGCGGACGATGTGAACACAGCGAAACAACGCTGCCGCTGCAAGGCATTAGCTGAATTCGGTCTCTTCCAAGATCTATGGTCTGGAATGGAGTTTGATGGTGAGACCGACTCTGAAGCGGTGGCTACTCAAGCATCCACTGATGATCAAACGCCAACTGCTGCAACTAAAACAGCGGACGATATTTGGAGCGACAATCAGGCAACGATGATGAAAGCTGTTGATGGAGGGGAAGCCAAAAAGCTTTACAGAAAGTTTGAGAACTCCTTAAAAAACCTTGGCATTAAAGACAGCAACGACAACCGCTTAGATCAATACCTTAAAGCGCTAAAAGCTAAGGCACAGGCTGCTAAAAAGGCACAAGCGTGAGCGTTCGTGCGGTTGAGATGGAAGACATACCAGCCCCTCAAGGCGGAGAGCTTTGGGCAGCTATCAGAGCAGAATCGATTAATTGCTCAACCTGCTTGGCTTGGGAAAGGGAGCACCCTTACACGTCTCCAGAAAAGATAGTGCGCGAGCAAGTCAGAGCGCTGGCTAAAGCTACAAGCGAGTTCGTAATGGTCCCAGCGATTCAACACGGCAACGACAATGAGGCAGCAGCGCTCGCTTGCCTTGAGCGAGAGAAGGGCTATCAGCTTTACGTTACCGGGAGTGTTCAGCATCCAGAATACAGTTGGCTGCGCGGGTCTCCTGATGGGTTGACCGGGCTGATCGGCGGCGCTGAAGCTAAATGTCCTTTCTACGTCAAGACTCCCTACAGCGTTTACGACGCAAACAAGAAAATGTATTTGTGGCAGTGCTACGCCGTGATGGAGGTATGCGACATCGAGTGGATGGATTTCATCTGCTACATAAACGATAACGTGTTTAAGATCGAGCGAGTCGAGCGCAGAACTGGTTTCCTTGAGGAGAAGGTTTCGGGTCAGTTTTTGCCGCAGCCAAGAGCAGGGAAGGTGAGGCGCATAGACCTTTGGCAGGCTTGGCACAATCAAATACACAATGAATTTCAAGACCCGGTTTTAAGAGAGCATCACTTAAAGCCTCTCAAAGACGCAACAATTTACGTCAACGACGATGAAGAATTAGACCGACTCGACGTGATCGCAAAAAGAATCGCCGTCCTCGAACACAGATCCTCGGATGATATCGACGCCATTTCTGAATTGAAAGCCGAGAGTGAAACCCTAAAGAAAAGTGTCTCTGCTCGGCACGGAACAACCGTTACTAACGGATCAATAATGGTGCAAGTAATTAAAAAAATACCACCTCTAGATTTCAAGGCAGCTTTTGAGTTCTTGGGTGGGGTCGAGAAAGTTTTGGAGAACGGCTCCGATATGGAGAGCTTCAGAAAAACAACAGGCACAACTCAGGTGTCTGTAAAACCCCATAAGGAAGATAAGAAAAATGTCGGATGAAAAAGAATTTGTAGACGGTTTATTTGTAAACGCTCCAAGGGAGGGCGCTCCTGACTTTGTGAAAGCAAAGATCTCCATAAAGCGTGTAGAGCTAGGTAAGTGGCTCCAGCAAAAAGAGGGAGAGTGGATCAATCTAGACGTGAAGGTTGCTAAGTCCGGTAAGTGGTACAGCGAAGTGGATAACTGGAAGCCGAAAGGTCAGTCCGATTCTGGTGGCGGAAACAAAGATGCGTTCGCTGACGTGTTTGAAGATGATTCTCCTTTTTAGGAAAGCCGCATGGCATTGAAAATTACAAGAGCCGTCGATACCCGCCTTTATGGCGGTTTCGATTTGGACCCTACCAATCTTGAGGGAACTTTTGATCACCGGGTCTGGGTCAGAAAAGTAATTGATGGCTTCGATAACGAGCAAAGAGTTGTCGTTAATATTGAGGACTCAGACGGTATTACCGAGAAGGTCATATTAGTCGGAGAGACTCACAGCCTGAATGACAAGGTGGTTCTGACCCTTAGCGGGGTACAGAGCCATGTAGCTGATCAGCCCACTTATTGCCACTACTGCATGAGGGGTGACCTAGTTCCCAAAAGAGAAATCCCCCAAGCCAGATTTGGCATTGAAGCCCCCCGAGATTATTTAATTTTAAGACACGACGCGAGGAAGAAATGAGCGAGACAGAACTAACCAACCAAGAACGACAGATTGTCACTATCGGTGGCAATAACTTTTTTGTTGACGCGCTAACCGAGCAGCAGGTACAGCAGCTAAACACTGTGAACGACCTGTCAAAAGCGGTCAGTGCTCTTGCAAGCGCCGTGCTTGTGGTCACAAATATCAAGAACATATCCGCCCTTGCGGCTATGGGTCTAGAGAACTTTACAGCCCAAACGGCTGAAGCCTTGTCTCAAAATGAGGAGGCGATAGTACCGGCGCAAGAGGAAGCCCCAGCAATCAACTAATCTTGGCTCACCCCGAGAAGCCCCGGCGCGTCCTCACGTACGTGCCGAACATAGCCAGCCTGATCCACTGGTGGCGAGAACGGATCAACTTTGATACATTTTGGGCAGCGTCGAGACGCTTGCTCATATACAAGGAAGTATTATGAGGACGATGACACTAAATGAAGTAGTAGAAGACTACTTGGATGAGCCGACTAAAACCGGCAAAGATAAATCCGAAACAGCCCATAGGCGACTAGGTGAAATGGTTGCGATTTGGGGTGAAGATAAGCTGATAACCGATATATCGGATAAGGATGTAAGGCTTTTCTTTAGGAGGCAAAAGAAGCGAGTAGATCCAAGAAGTGACCGAGTCATTTCTGGAGCAACCTATAATACATATGTTGTTTACTACAACGCCATGATGAATCATGCGCGAAAAGAGTTAAAGCAGATCCAGTATTTCCCGGAGGCAACATGTGTTGCCGAAGAGGAGAAAACAGACTTTTTAGAATATGAAGAGTTTGAGCGGTTACTGGAAGAGCTTGACCCTTTAAGGAGAGACATCGCTTCAATTTGTGTCCTCACCGGGTTGAGAAAAAGTAATGTAACGAACTTGAGGTGGAGTCAGGTTTCTAAGTGTGGAGAATTTATCCGCATCGATGGAAATGAAATGAAGAATGGAAGTCCTATAGAGGTTCCTTTGATAAGCAAGTGTAGGGATATAATTTCCTACCGAAGAAAGTTTAACAAAGCACTTTTAGAAAGATATCCGTACCTCAATAAGAAGTTAGAATATGTTTTTGTGCAGAAGTCTGGAGACGTGAAGTTAAACGGTCAGCCTCTTAAAGAAGTGTGCAACCGAACTTGGAGGAACGCTGTTGAACGAGCAGGGTTACCCAAAGGTACGAGAGTGCATGGACTGAGGCATACCTTTGCGACTTGGCATCGAAGGGCAGGAACTGATGACAGACAGGTAAGAAAATTAGCTGGCTGGAACTCAGCGAAATCCATAGAAAGATATTCGCACATTTTGGCACCAGAGCTTATTGAAGCTGCCGGTAATTTAGAAAATATTATTGGAAAAGAACAGTAGCGAAAGTTACAAAACTAGAGGGTTGTTGGAGCTTGACCGGAACACCACCTGAAATCCCGGTGGTAGTCGCGGAGCGAACACAACCTATTGGAGTTTGGACCACAACCGGAACAACCAGAACCTTTGTACGGTTGTGACACACACGATTTTAAGTGCTTGATTTATAAGGTAAAAATGGAGCGGGAAACGAGACTCGAACTCGCGACTTCCACCTTGGCAAGGTGGTGCTCTACCAAATAAAAAAAGCTAATAAAATCAATAACTTGCAAGACTCTCGACGCTTGCAAATTTCAGGTTCTCGGTCATAGCGACCAGAACCTTAACTTTGGTTTTAGAGGTAAATAATGAGTATTTCTGGAGACGCTGGCTACCCTGCCAGCGCATGTTTTGACCCTTCCGCACCCTTCAATTTGCCAGACGCTGAATTCTGCAATGTTTGCGATACAGAGCTAGAGAAAAGTATGTTCTGTCCCAACGAAGACAACCACCATTTAGAACATCCGATATATAAAGCTAAGTTCTGGATGCCTGAGTTATCTGAATATCTGACGTGGCAAGAAAGCACAGACTTCTACGCGGGGAACTTGTAATGGATAATCTTCAGCTTGGAACATTCGAGTACATTATTAGAAGTTGGCATCACGATAGGAACTTAATTAAAGGGTCAACTGATAAAGATCAGTTCTGTAAGTTGATCCAAGAGTGCGGAGAGTTATCAGACTCGATCTGTAAAGGTGAAGACATTAAGGACGATATCGGGGACATCATAGTAGTCCTCATAAATATCTGCGAGAGGAATAATCTATCGCTCTCAGAGTGCCTAGATTGCGCGTGGTCGGACATAAAAGATCGCAAAGGCAAGATGGTCGAGGGTGTCTTTGTTAAGGAGGCAGACCATGCGAAGTCGCTTTAAGCCGGACCTTTTTTACAAGGCTGTCCAAGTGCCAGGAAAGTTGCACTTATACTTCGAGGGTCACAACGCTTTCGACAATGAAACCGCATTAACCGAAGACCAAAAGAGACTGGCTGCGGAGATGTTTAGGGGAGGGAGGAAACCTTGGTATATCGCGAGCGAATTAAACATGCCCCCGCATCAGATTTACAACTACCTAAGACGGCGGACTGATAAGCATTAATCGTTGAAAGTGCTTCCCTCACTCACCCATCGCGGGACGCAGTAAGCAGTAATACCTTTCTGCCTATACTCAATCTTATGCTCAAAATATCGGCACCGATTAATATCTCGAAACAAGAAGGGTTGAGGTGATTGCAGTTCCGCGCCTTCGACAATTATCAGAAGGACAAACGCCATAATCAACTTACATCTCTGACAGTTTTTTAGGCTCCCATCCTTGGGTTTTTATATGCCTGCTCGGATAACCGTCTTGGGTTTTATCTAAAACTCTAAGCTTTCGGTAGACATTAGGCAGTTCACTCCAACCAGTAATTTCATTTTCATATCTGCCACAACCTTTACATCTAACGTCACCCCAAAGTCTGGCGGTACACCACCCCGTACACGGGTCATCGCCCAAGCTTTCTACGTCACCGTTTAAGTTCATTTTCTATTCATCCACGCTGCTACGCCCATGTGCGCTCCCACTATTCCAGCCATTGAAATATAAAAAAGACCTGCCAAATCTGACAGGGCATTCACTCTAGACTCTGAGACTGTTGGCGAAACCAAGAGCGCAGTAAAGACCATAATCGATATAAGAGCCGACCAAGCCATACTGCGCTGGCTATCAGCTTTTTCTTCAGCGATCTCCATATCCATAAGCTTGCGTCCTGCGTCAATCTCAGCATCACTAACAATGCCATCGCCATCCAGATCAGCTTGCTCATAAATACTCTTTGGTTGCAGTCTTTTATTGCCCATCGTCTTCGTCATTTAGTAGAGCTTGGATAATTTTCCATCGCCGTTCGTACTCTTGACCCGTAGAGTCTCCAAATAATAAATCCGCTTTTGTTACGCTGTTTTTTAATATTGAGTCGGACATCTCCCATTTTGCTGGATCTCCGCTCTCCAAAGCTAAAGCATCTTTCTTTGTGATGCCGTTACTCCTGAGTACTTTTATGATCTGCAATTGGTTTAGACCTGAGCTTCGAGCCGCTGAGACGATCTTGCTCATTTCGTCAAAAGCTTCTTTTCTTGCTGAAGCCGATCTTTGGAATGCATCCCTTAACTCACGGTCAGAAACGTCATTAACGTCACGGAAAGTGGAGGTAAGAATTCTAGTTGAGTCTCTCTTGTTTTGGTTAAAGTCAAAAGCTCGGAAGTGCAGTGATATCTTTGGATCAAAAGTGCTAACCCGGAATCCAGCTAAAGCTGCCATTTCATCCTCGAACTTATACACTCGACCACTAGCGTTACGGTCACCATCAATCGCCTTAACCATGCGCTCAACATTACTGATCACAGACGGTCCCACACCCTTTATAAGATGATAGCTAATAGAGCTTAACTGCTCTGCGGTTGTGTCAGTTTCGTTATAAACGCTACCACCACTAGCCTTCTCGTTCTTGTAGATCTCCATAAGATTAGAGAACGATATATCAGCACCAAAAAATGGCTTCATCGCTTCTGCGGCGGACTGCATCATTGCATCATCGATAGGCTGATCCCTTAGCAAAGCATTGATCGGACGCTTGAAGTAGTTATATGGGTCAAACGCCGACATATCTACATACTGTAGCCTGCCTTTTTCTCGACCAATGAACCCGAGATTGGAGTTCTGGCTCCACGCCGGACCAAGAATTCGTACCGCTTCTTCCTCTTCTTCATCAACATCGATCATATTGATTAAAGCTTGCTGCAATGCGTATACACCAGCCGATACCATGCCAAGACCAGCAACGCGGCGAGGTACAGTTCCCCTCATGTCTGGGTCTTTCATATCCTCACGCAGGTACTTAATCATATTGAAAGAGGTTCGGATGACTTCTGCTGGGAAAGATACAAACGTACCAGCCAGTGGAAATCTACGGAGCTTCTGTACACCCCTGCCAACCAGCGAATAGGTAGGGTAGGTGTCTCTGATACGCTTCGCTGCTATCGGTTCCGCCTCTGCGCGGGTGATCCCTTTAGCATTCATCAAGATATCTATCTCGTTCTCAAAGCCAACAATTTTCCACATATCGTCACCAAACTGGTAAAGCTTGGTAGCGTTCCCAGCGATGGTCTTTGAAAAACGGTAAAACTTATTCTTATCGTTTCCGAAAAAGTCCTGCTTCGCGTCATCAAGTAGAGCCAGCATTTCACCGGCATATGGGGTGTCATAGACAACGCCCAGTTCTTTCAGCCGTCTCAGGTATTCAATCTTGTTGCCGGTACCTTTAAAATACGCGCCCATGCTATCAAACGACTCTCCAAGCTTTCCTGCGTTGAAGTGACCATTCGCCAGCGTGAACATATAGGCTGATAAGTAGTTTCTTGCCAGAGTGGTAGGTGCTATTACGGTCTTGCCATACTTCACCATTCCATTGGCTTGAACGATATATCGATACCAGTCTTCCATTTGCTCTTTACCTAGAGCATCTTGAAATGCCTGAGCAATTTCAGGGGTAGTCTTTAAACCATTAAGAGGTGCCATTACATCTGAGGACTCGGCAGCAAAAGTAACATACGCTTCTGGCGGCGCAGTTTCTGGGTCAAAGAAAAACGTGTCCATGCCAATATCTTTAACTTTCTTCAGGAAGCGGTCATTAAACAGAAGGCGGGACATCTTAGTCGCTGACTTGCCAAAGTTTACTCGCGGGTCAATGTACTCTCCGAGCAACGCTCTGATCTGTGGGGCAATGTCTTTTCGTTGTTTAAGAATCGTTAAATCTTTCGCGCCTAATTTTGACTCACGAACAAAAGCCTCCATAGAGTCAAACGCCGTACCCTCTTTGAGAATATTATTCAGCACGTTCTCTACGTTAGTGACACCACGTTCTTGGAGGTATGCGCGAGCATCGTCCAGTACGTTATCCGGTACGTTATTCGCCCACTTAGGATCATCGAAAGCGCGGTATGATCGATTAGCATAACTGCCTACATTGGACGCTATCGTATTGAGTAGGTCGATCTTGGCAGACGCTTTATCGTCTCTGCCCTGAGTTGATAAAGCCTGAGCTTCACTAAGCAGAATCTGAGCGTAATCAATTGACATATTGTCGAGGTAACGACGCATTCCAATAATTGCGTTCTTTATCTCAGGGTCTAAACCCAGAGAGTCAATGTTTGAAAATTCGGTGGTCAACGCCTCTTGCAAAGATTTCTGCTCCGCATCACTTAGATCACGGTTGTATACAGTCTTCACGGCTTCATCGTACTGAGCGACTAGCTGACGGATGTCTATCTCAACAGCGCCAAGCTCAGAGTCTCGCTTGATCTTTTCATCAAAAATTGACTTGGGCAGCAAGCCTTCAGGAGCTAAGTAACGTCGGAATGTCTTCTTTACCCGCTCAAATATTGGCTTATTCTCTTCTCGGATCTGCGCGTTAAGATCCTCAGTCAGAGAAACTCCTTCCGGGTCGGGCTGTTGAGTAGGCTGAGATTCAGCCTCTTGGATTAACTGAGGCTGGTCTACTTGAACAGGTTCTTGGACTTCTGCACCATCAACTTGATTTTGGTTGGAGTCATCTTCTCCAACTGTTCGTTGAATAATGTCTGGTCCTGATTCTCGTGCAAGTCGGATTGGTCCAGATAATTCTTGTCTTGGTTCCTCACCTTCGAGGATTTTTCTGAATTCTGTTTCATAATCTGTAGGCTCTGATTTTGCGTTACCGACTCCGTGCAGCTTGTATAGCTCTTTCTCTGGATACCAGATTATAGCCTGTAAAGCCCCCATGTTCACAGGGCGGTTTCCGTTGTATTTATTAACCTTGTCCAATGCAAGCTGCATCACTTGCCGAATATACTCTCTCTCTGTTCCATTTTGAGGCGCTTGCTTTTCGCCTTGAGAATTCTTTAGTGTGTTAGAAGCTTTGTTGATTTCGTTCTTTTCTTTAAACCCGTTTTTGGCGTAAGCAGATTGAACCCTAGTCGCATAACTAAGAAGATAATCATCGTCTTTGCGAAGCTGAACACGACTAATGCCATCATCCTTTAACTTCTTTTTGTACTCATCACTCAGGGCGACGCCTCTAAACTTGTCAATTTGTGCTGGAAGCTTTCTAGTTGCTTCACTCATCAACGAGCCTGTTAACCGCCCATAAGTTCTCATGAACCATCTGTCCATCGTCAGCGGGTTAAAGTTTCCATTTAGGTTTTGGTAGAACCCTCCACCGATCTTTGGACCCAATATAGCTGACCCTTTCAATTGGGTTCCCATTAACTCGCCGGAGACACTTAGGTTAAAGTTATCCTTTAGCTCTTTAACAGTTACATTTTTGTCCATAAACTTTAGAACAGAATCTATACCGTGCTCGTTGATCAGTTCATTTAGCAGCGCAAAAGAACTCTTCATTGCTTTAGATTCTTTGCCTACACCAAACAAAGAAAACTTTTTAGTCTCTCTGTATTCTTCATAAAGTTTAAACGTGTTTACTGAATTTTCAGGAACTGATGCTCCGTTACTTGTAATAGCCATGATAGACGTAAAGGCAAACTTTGCATTTACATCACTAGCGAGTTCAGGGAATTTTTGAGCCGCAAGGCTCATAGCGTTAGATACTTTTTCCTGATACCACTCACCAGCATTACCTTCCTCGTCTAGGGCGGCTAAAGCCTCATGAGCAATCATGTCAGATATAATTTCTGCGTTTTCTGGATTTTGCGCTAGAAGGTTTCGATCTGGGTAAGCTTCAGCAACGCGCCTGTCTAACGCCGTTGCAACACTAACTACTGTAGGTCTATCACCAACATCTAGTTTTTCTTCATCGCCATAAAGAATCTGCGAAGCGGTAACACTTTGAGACTCGGGTCTTAGATCCGACAAGTCTACGATTTGCATCAAGTTTGAAGATAAAGTTTGAGGCTCGGTTAAATCAACGTCACGCCTGTCGGCTTCTTCCCGTAAAGAAGGTCCATTTTCGTCCCGGTCTGTAAGCGACTGCGCTCCTCCCACGACTTCACCGGCTTGTCCCTCTTCAGGGCTACTGATGCCAGACGCTCTACCTCCAGAAGACCCACGTCCCTCATTGCCTCTGGGCTGGGTGGGTGATCGAATTTCTTGTAGTACTGCTCCAGTATCCCCTTGGCTGAGGTCTTGTTGAACTGTATTTTCATTTTGTGTCTCGGTGTTCAGTGCGTTAAACGCTGATAGTTGAGGGTCTTGCAACATAGTCTTAATTACACCATATGTTACAGGAGCTTCCTTTTTTAACAATGCAGGGCTACTAATGAATGTAGCGAAAGCTTGAGCGAATGCTTCAGCCCTTAAAAATTCGGTAACGCTCTCAACATCGTCTTTATACTTTCTTAAATGATCAGGTGATACATGTGCAAACGGATAGGCGAATTCCATTCCGAATTCGGTTCCACTGGTATATAAGTCGTATAGTTCCGAAATGACTTCCCCGGCGGAAAACGTAAGATCTCCAGTTCCATCATCTGTTATTAGCTCAAGATTAAATCCGGGCATTCTTGCCGTGATCTCAAACTTATGGTCTGCGGCGTGAGCTATTTCATGAGCTAATACAAAACGAAACTGACCGGAAAGTGCATTACTACTAGATAGATACTTACTTGAGACTCCTATAAAACCTTCGCTTGAAGGGTCAAAGTTATCTGCCGGGGCAAAAAATGCCGCGCCTCTTGTCGACATTGGGACAAATACAGAAAAGCCGCCATCTACTGCTTTAAGCCAAGATTTTGGAAGCCCCATAGAAATTAAATCTACAACCGCCAAGGCAAGAATTTTCCCCGCTGTTTCGTCCGGTTGTATGTTGTTTGTTCTGTAAGGTCCGGTCCTTATTCTCCTTGTGGGAAGGTTTAACTCTTCCTCAGAGATTTGATCTTTTGTGAATGAGTCTTCTGTCCCGTCATATACGGTCTCAGTGACTGCATTGTTGTCTTGAACCGCTGCGCTTACCGCGTCTTTAGGACTTACATAATTTCGCACATCTTCTTGATATGAATCTTCTCGATCCCTAGCCCGGTTAATAGAAGGGTTAACGTATTTCCTATATCTTCCGGGTTCAGCCGTAGGCTTTTGTATCTCAGTAGCGCCTTTTCTTAAATCTATAGCTTTTAAAATCGCCTCATCTATTGCCGCCAAAGCAACTTCTCGTTCATAACCTGTTAACTTCTTCGCCTTATCAAGCGCAGACTCTATTGTGATTTCATCAGGTATCGGTACGTTCTCAGTCTCGGCGTCGGCAACAATGTCTTCTTGTACCGTTACAGGAAGGTCGTCAAAGGACATGGTGTCTTTATGCGGGGTAGCCGGTGTAGTCGGGGTAGCCGGTGTAGCTTCTTGATCAGAAGTAACAGGGTTTGGATCTATTGCTCCTCCAGCAGGCAGAACTCCACCCTCAGCTTCGAGCTTCATGCGCTCGACTCTTGAAACCACTGACGCTTCTCTTATAGTCCTTGAATTTCCTTCATCATCAATAACCTGTATCGAAACAGTGTTCCCATCATCGTCACTATTAGTTCTTAGGTATGTGTATTTTTTCCCTCTTAGACTTAATTCGGAGGTTCTGGGGTTATAGGTTACGTCCGCATCGAACTCTAAATCGCCGCTGGTTACTCGGGTGCCTGTAGGGGTGTTGATTCTTGACGTTGCCGTCAACTCAACGCCAAGGTCTCTAGCTGTTCGGCTCTCACCAGACTCTATAAAAATGTCTTCGTTATCTGCAACAACGAAGTACCCATCCTCTCGCTTTACTAAAACGCCAACAGCCCCCCGGAAAGAAACATTATTCCCAACGAGGTTTTCAAGACCTTGATTAAGGCGAGAGTCTTCTGGGTCCATAGCTGCTGATACAGCTTCATCCATAGCTGATAGATTTTGGTCCGCTTCAGCATCGCCTTGTGGCGGTTGGACAGCAGCTTCCTCTTGCTCAAGGTCAGCAATTACTTTCTGTGCTTTTTTCCTAGCTTCAATCTGGTCAAATAGAGGTCCATAACGGTTTTGAGCGTCAATTTTTCTTTGCGCCTCAGATTGTTTTTCTTTTCTTCCATCTTCTAGGCTTTGATCATCCTCTACAGGTAATAGGTTCCCGTCTTGGTCGTATTCACTTTCAGGTAAAGGTTCCGCCTTTGCTCTATCAACAGCACCAGCTACCTCAGCATCGAAGTTAGCAGTTTCAATTTCATCTGTTAAAACTCTAGATGTTTGGGTGACAGGGTCGTTGGTAACTGCACCGCTTACCCCGCCGAATACCCCACCGCCGACCACGCCTGCCGCTGCTGCATTAACGTATGCTGAATACTTAGACTCATCAACTAAAGCTTGAGTAAAAGCCTCTCCTAAATCCGTATAGTTCGTTTGAACGTATTCAAGCGCGACATTTTGAACAATCTCTTGCATGCCTTCTGTAAGCCCTTCGATACCAGCTTGCTTGCCAGATTCTTTTAGCGCTCTAGTGTAGAAGGAACTCTTGTTAGAAACGCCGTTAGCCATTTCCCTAATTACTGATTCGTATTCTCTTCCGGGAAATATTCTTTTAAGCGCACGCATAGGCGCGATGGCATCAAGCGCCCCACTTGCCATGCCGGTAATTAAGGCTACTCCGGGAGCTTCTTCCCCTTCCTCATTTAATATTCTTGTGAAAGCTTCGCCGCCACCCATTCCTGTACTAGTTAGATACGCACCAACACCACCACCTACTCTTGCAGCCTTGCTAAGTGCAGCAGCAGTGTAGTCATCTGCCACTCTCTTTTTAAAAGAGCTTGCGGCTTTATCTGTTAAACGATCTTTAGCGTAAGTTAGTGCTTTTTTTTGTATCGCTGATTTAGCAACACTTTTAGCCACAACGCCGCCAATACCACCGCCAGCAACTGCGGTTGCTAATGAGGGGATTGAATTCCCCGCTGTATAAGAAACCCAAGACAAGAAATCATCGAACCCATCAATGTCCTCAATCCTTCCGATATCACCCTGACTTTCGGCAGCTTCCGCCATTTGTTCGTTGTAATAATCTAACCCGCTAAACATTAAGTCATCATTATTAACCGCTGATCCAACCAGCGCTAACAGACCGCCACCAAGCGCTTGCGTTTGATCTATTCCCGCCGAAAAACCTTTTGTAAATTGAGACCTATCATCTTGTCCAGCAAATAAATTATCATCGGACAAAGATCCCAGATCTTCCTTGTCATACAAGTCTTCAACGTATAGTGGCATTATCTATCTTCCAGGTGCGCGATATGGGTTATTAGATTTAAGCCCTAAAACATCTCGCCTAAATTCTTGAAATTGCTTTTTATATTTCGGGTCTAAAATAAAATTGTTTGTTGCATCGCGGGTAACGAACTCCTGCATTCTTAATAGGTTCGCTCTAGACAAGGGTCTCTCTCCTTGCTGCTCAAGCTGCGCTGATAAAGCTTGAACCTCCTTAACAGTATTAATCTTGTCTATCATCAGGTTGCCGTTGCTTTTTCTTATCTGTCTCTGGTTCGACAAAGGATCGTATCTCTCAGAAAGTAAATGGCTTTCCAGTAACCGCTCATCGTCAATTAAGTCTTGGTTTGTTTTTCCCGGAATATCTGATTCCTGTTGCATGCGGTTTTTTACACTTTGCTTGAAAGATTTTTTTGACTTACTCATCCAAAGGTTATATTTAGAATCGTCGTATCTGCCTTTAGTTTCAAACTCAGTATCCGTTTGTATTCTTCCTTTTTGAATTTGACCAGCCATAGGCTTGGCAACACTTGCGTAGGTTAAATACGCTCCAGCAACCTTCATAAGATCTTCAGCGCTGACTTTTACTTGAGGAGATATTCCCTCGCCGTCCCCACCTTCAGTCATTCCTGCGGTGTAAATGTGCGTCCTCCCGGTATCAGGATCTCTTACCGTCACATCGACTTCAAATGAATAGGCTGTAGACTGAGTGCCGTCCTCGTTCGTTTCTGTGCTTGAGGACATACTGACCGGCTGCTTGGATACGATTTCCCAGCCCCTAACATAATCTGGAGCACTGGGATTTTGATCTTCAGTAACGATAGTCCCCAAACCTGCAAGATCTCTATCTCTAAGCGCTAACGCACCCATGTCTAGAATTGTTCTTTCGTCGGCTTGACCTCCAGACGCCATTATCTGCATTTGCTCTTCAAAAGATTCCATAGTCCTAACATTTATTGGATTGATATATTGATCAAAACCAGCAAGACCCCCAACACCTTTAATCATTTCACCAAACACTTTATCGTCATATTCCATCGGATTAGTACGACCATTCCTCCAGTAATCTAAAGCGCGTTGAGCCGCTAGATAATTGTTTGTTGTCTGTTCACGCCTAGTACCGGCGGCTATACGTTCGTCTCTATCCGCTTTTTGTGCGTCTAATTGTTCGTTAACCCTTCTGTTTGTTGTTTCAAAGTTTTGCTGCCGCTGCTGCTCTCTTATCAAATTGGTTTCTGCTTGAACCCTTTCACGGTCTTCTTTTGCGCTCGCGGCTTTGGCTTTGGTTTCTTCAATTCCTAAAGCTCTGCTTGTGTTTTCCTGATCAAATTCTAATTTTGCCGCAGTATTTCTTACCTGCCCCTCTCGGTAGTCTCGGGCGATATCGATTTGCTCTTGATCTAGCTCATTACTTCTTTGACTGTCATAGAACTTATTTACCAACCCAAAACCTTGGGCAAGACCTTCACCAAATCCAGCTACGTTACGAGCCATATATCACCTAATCGAATAATTTTGTAATTAAGAATGCCGCGCCCAACCCAATTGCTAACGGACCAGCTAGTGCTGCAATATTAGCCAATGCTCCACCCGCTCCTGCTCCTGCTCCTGCTCCCGCGCCTGCGCCAGCCCCTGCTCCTGCGCTTGCGCCTGCGCCTGCTCCACCAGCGGCTGCTCCACTAGATGCTGCCGTTCCAGTCGTAGCCAAAGCGCCATCTGTTGCTAAAGCGGATACAGCCTTGCCAGTGCCAACAACATTTGATTGAAGCGGGGCTGTTGTACTAACTCCCAAGGCGTTTGCTGCCTGAGTATTCATACCTTGTAACTGAGCGGCAGACCCGAGTTGTGGACTCCCGGATGCAGGACTCATCAACGGAATGCCCTGAGTGCGGACCCCGTTAGTTATAGGGCTAACGCCTTGACGGCTGACAAAGCCTGCGGAGCTACTGCTGACAGGTGCGCTGGCGGCAGCGGTTCCACCCATTCCCTTCATGCCGTACATAGCCCCTATACCTGCGCCAGTACCCATTGTGTTCATGGCTTGAGCATCTTTCTGTGCGCTGATTGCTTCTCCCGCCTGAACCCTCTGAGCCTCTAAATTGGCGTTAGCTCTAAAGCCAGCAATAGCTCTTCTGTTAAGCCCTTGTCCTGCTGCGATTAATGTCATGTTTAACCTCTAGCCTTTTGTGCAAGTGATCCGCCAGTACCGCTCATAATTTGAGAGCGACGATCTTGGTCACGCATTCTTGTGTCGTTTAAGCCGCCTACTAAAGCCGAAACTGTAGAGTTCTGATTGGCAGCGCCCATATTGTTAGCTACCCCAAAACGCTCCATAGATCGACCCTGCTGCCCTGATACATTGGCTCCTGCGCCGATGATCGATGAGCGAGTACGGTCCAAATCTCCTTGTAGAGATTGCGTGCCGGTTGCGGTTATTTGCCCAGCTAAAAAATTCTCGACGGGAACAAATCTATTCCTGTAATCCGCTGTTTGTGCGCGAGTAATATCAGCAAACATTTCATCTCCCGGAAAGCCACGCGGGTCAGGGGTATACCTTTTATAGGCTAACGCGGCGTAGGGATTACCTTGGCTTCCGTTATATCCGTAGAAATCGCTGACTTGGCTTCTAGTCTCTGGACTTAGCCTTTCTAGGTAATCTTCAAATTGACTCATTACGCAGTCCTCTGGTTAAGCCCGTATCCAGCCGCCATACCTGTCGCTGTTCCAGCAAGGTTTTGCAAACTACTTGATCTCATGAAATCCTGACCGGCTTGGGCTGACGCTCGGTCAACCCCCATTTGCGCTGAATCCACTTGACCTTGTACCGCTTGGCTTGCCAGACCTTGACCCATTGCCACGACATTACTTAGTTGGTCGTAGCCTCTGTCAGTACTTGCAACGCCAGCACTGGCTCCTGCCAGTCCCATGCCTCTGGCTTGCGCCGCTCTTAAAGAATCGGACTCACTTTGAAAAGCTCCAGATGAGGGATCGTAGCCACGCCGGAAACCAGCCTGCTGCATATCGTTTAAGCCCTGCTCGTAAAGAGCAGCGGTTTGCGTTGTCGCTCTACCCATAGGGTTTCCATAATTTCGGGCAAAGCTATCTTCATTAAAATAATTAGTTGCTTCGCCAATCATCATGTTTTCTATAGGAACGAAAGTCTCTCCATAGCGTTGCAGGCTAAATCTTGCAGCCTCTGCTAAAGCTCGTTGAGACTCGCGCTCTTCTGGTAACCTACCTCCGCCTCCGCACATATCAAACCTTCCTTTTCATTATGTTTCCGACCTGCTTAAAACCGGATCTTAAAATTAGTGACTCGTATCCTTTCCCGGCGATTCCGCTGGTTATTCCTATACATACTTCGTTTGCGTTTTTACTTTCCGCCCACGCTGTAAACTCGCGAACCAATGTGATTATTGGCTTAATAATTCCACCCCGTTGTTCAGGGTCAAAAACCATCACAAGATCTTGAGCAATCTTTTCATGTGAGAAGAAGTACTCAGTTATAGTCCCTAAGAAAAACCCAATTACTTCACCGTCTTTATCCACAACCCTGATAAAGGTGCTGGACTCTGGATCTGTCCCTGACACAAGCCAAGCAAAACACTTGCCGTCAGACCACCCGCAATGGGCGTAAAGACTATTTTCCTGAAACCATTTCCCTAACGTATTGATCTGGTCAAAATCACTTATGCGCGGACGCCGAATGGTATAAGCCACTTCGTCTCCTTGTGTTTTTTCAGAGGGGAATACGCACGGTTCGTCCGCTCTGAAAGAGGGCATCCGTGCGTTAAAAAGGGGGGCGAGATTGTCCTATCTAAAAAAGCCGTGATGACTCTTCAATCTCTACAAATCTTATAATATTTTACTTGGTTACCATTGTATTTCATAACTTTTTATGCATTGATTATCTGTTCGTGAGCCAAACCAGCAACCCACCAATCGCGGCAGGAACTAAAACGATCACCACCATAAAAACCAAAGCGTACTGTGTCATTTCCTTCTTAAACTTCTTCTTCCTAATAGCCTCCGCCTTGATAAACGCTTGTCTGTTTTTCCTAGCCTCCGCCATCTTCTGCATCATATCAGCCCAGAGATCCATCCTATTGGTCATCAAGAACACTTCCTTGATATTTTCTCTTGATTGACGCAGCGTCTCCTCTGCCATAACGACTTTCATAGCCTCGGCTTCGGTTAAAGTCTTGCTGTTCTTTGCTCGTTGTAAGTCAAATTCAGCAGCACCAAGCTTTCCAATATACCCGCCCAGTTGTTCGATATGGTTACAGGCACCCGCAGCCATTTCCAAGGCTTTGCACGCTGCACTTACGGCTGCCACTGCTTCAAATATCATTTTTAACTTGGTGCAGTCGGAAAGGTTACATCCTGTAATGTTATTATGTGGGCAAAGTTTTCAGTTATGTCCCGTAAATCCTGCCGGTACAACTGCCAAGCCGTTCTTTGGTCTCCAGTTAATGGTGAGTCCGTAGTTTGTGTCCAGTCGCTTCTCATTAATAGATAGTCTCGACGCATACGAACTACCATCCACATCTCAGCTAAAGCTTCTGCGTCCGTCTGTGTGATCTCGACAAACTCACCGTCTACTAATTGATGCGTAGAGTCACCCCAGTCGCCAGTATTTTCATACGCAGTGCAGCCGTCAGGTACGACGTTAAAGTCTTCGCTCAAACAAACACCTGTTGACATAATTTTGCCTGTGTCTGTCTCAACAATTACGCGCTCTTTCACTTTTTACACTCCAGTGTCTGAATTGTGCGATCTGAGTAATAAGCGTATTCATCTCCGACGTTTACTTGAAGCGTATAGGTTCTACTGCCGACCGATGTGTTGGTATCTAAAAAATGAAATGGGATGACAAAGTTGTCAGGCGAAGGTCTGACCGCTTTCGTTTGCGAAGTGAACAGAACAGTACTGCCTCTCCGCAAACGGTATCTCATTAGTGCTTGATCGTTATATGATCTGACAGAAAAAGAACCCGAAATCATGACAGGCGCACCACTGAACGTGGCGGTCAAAGTCTGAACAGTCACGTAGGTAGAAAAACTATTATTGTGAGTCCCTGTCAAAGTTGAGTTCGTAACGACGGCAGACGGAAACGTGACCGCTTGGTTTTGAATCTTCAATGTTGAGACTGAAAGGTTTGCAATCTTTGCGTTATCTACTGCAAGGTTTCCAATCTTTGCATTAGTCACAGCTAAGTTTGCAATCTGTAACACCCCACCAACAGAGGTTAAAGTCGATCCGTCAATATTTAATCGGCTTGTGTTAATCGTTCCCGCATTGATTTTGCCAGCATTAAGATTTGCGATTTTTGCATCGTCAATCGAAGCGTTAGCAATCTTCGCGTTTATGATTGACCCATTACGAATAAATGCATCGGTCATGTAGACGCCAGCAGGAACTGCTACCCCACCAATTGTGGTTGCTGAAGCCTGGACTATAAACGGTACAGAAGCGGCTGTGGTGTTAGATCCACCTCGCATAATTGCAAAGCGATCAGCATTGACCACAAACTCGCTAACAATGTTACCTGCGGATGTCGTAGTACTAGCCAAGCCGTATCCTGCAACAGCGCCGTTAAGATCAATCTTTACTGTGTATTGACCAGACAACCCGTTAATGGAAGTTGCTTGAGTGCTAATTGAACTGGTATTACCTGCAACGGTAGAGCTTACCGTGCTGATCGCCGAACTAAGCGCACTGTCTTCGTTAGCTCTTGTAGTTTGCTCTGTCGAGATTGCACTTGTGTTGCTGTTAACTGTAGATGACAGGGTAGTAATAGATGAAGATAAAGCTGAATCAGCATTAGCGCGAGTAGTAGCTTCGCTTGAGATTCCCGCTGTGTTTCCAGCTACAGTCGAGGTGAGTGTAGTAATAGACTGCGACAAAGCTGAATCAGCATTCGCTCTTGTCGTGACTTCAGAATTGAACTGGGCTGAACTAACGCCATTAGCCGCACTGTTCTCCACAGCGCCTAATCGAGTAACAAGACTGTCGCCGGTATACGAACTGCTGTATCCGGTAAAGGCATCTAGAGCCGCGATCCCTGAAGTGTGTGAAGGAATCAGAGCAATCGGAGTAGACAAAGAACTAGCAAGCTCACTCGATGTAACCGCGTTGGTAAGAGTTGCTAATAAAAAATTTACATCTGGCGCAGTAACGCCTTGTACGCCTGTGCTGCTGTTATATGGACCAGTAACGTCGTTGTTGTTGACTGCCCTAACCCAGTAGTAAAAGGTTTTCCCAGAGCCTACAGGGTCGGCGTATACGCCGGTAAAGCCTGAGACTTGGGCGACCATCGTTGCTGACGATATTACGTCTGATGTGTGCCGCCACACCTGAACTGCGCTGTGTCCTTTATATAACCGTAAATCCCAAGTTAAGATTATATTTCGGAAGGCACCGTCTGCCTGAAGGTTTGTAGGCGCTGGCGGAATTGCTAAATCAGCGAAGTCGTTAACGATAGCTATGCTGGAAGACAGTCCGTCAAAGTTCGTAATCCCTGACGCAAGCTGAACAATTCCTGCATCTAATAAATCTCTAAAGGTGACAGCACGATCTAACTTGTCTCCGCGCTGACCCTGCAATACATCCAAGTTCTGCTTTATAGACTCGCCAAATCTGCGGTCTTGATTTGACCAACCAACAGGAACACTTAAATTGGTATTGTTACTGCCCACCAATCTCTCCCGCTTCTTCGTATAAGCATATTTCATTGATAGGCACTGAGCCGCTAAGTTCTATTTCAAACTCGTTAGCTTTGTAGCCACTAGGCAATCTAAAGATCGCACCGCTTGTCACAGTTTGTGTGTGCTTTAACACACCGTCCGCGAACAACTTCATCGTTGGATTTGGAGAATAAGAGTCGCAATTGACTTTTGCCACTCCGGGGTTTACGGGTCTTTGCGTATAGAACTCTTTAGTACGCCATGTGTAGTTAAGACTACTTCCCTGAGCAAACTTTACTACTGCACCCCCGACAACCAAGTACAACTCATCATTTTCAAGGTCGTTGAACCCTGCGGTTGCATAGAAGTCTAGCTTTGTGTAACTGTTTTTGCCGCCTCGCGGATCAAAGATAAACCCCTTACTTTCCGAACCGTCATTATAAAACCCAATGTAATGCCCCTCATATTGAAAGCCTAAAATGGTTTCAGGGTTCAATGCTTGCCACTGGTCGCGACTCAGGACACTTTCAGTTATAAGTTTCATACCGTTATCAGTAGCCATTACTAAACCGTCCGGGCTTGAGTACAGTACGCTCTCACCCATATCGACCACTGACCTTTTAGAAACACACGAAAGAGTAGAATCAACTTCTATCATTGACATGGCTCTAGGGTCTAAGCCTTGAATCATGGCTGGCTTTTCTTTTGTCAAAACTAGCAGCCCGGTATTGAGCGGAGCCAAAGCAACAACATCGCTCTTCATTGTTAAGCGGTGCTCTGTCGGAAAAGCGTGAGGTTGAAAAGCCTCTGAGAATGCAACGGTCTGCCCTGAAAACCCTGCCAAAATTCCATTTGGCATGGATACCAACCCTTGCAATGGACCGTCAGGGTGATCGGCTGAAACGTCATCAGGTGGTGCGGCAAAAGTTGAAGTTGGAATTTCTTCACCAAGGTTTGCTTCCGCTGTGCTATCGACAACTGTATCGGTATTAATACTTACATCTGCGACGAATCTAAAGACGCCGCTACTATCACTTCTGTATAAACGCTTCTTTAAAAGGTTGTAAGCGCCAGTTGGGTTCACTGGGAAATTAATAGTTACCGGCTGATCAGAATGGACATTTACGATTTGAGATACAACAGCGTTATTTGGCTGACCCTCCTCACCATAATAAGAAACATATGTAAAAATATACGCTCTAGCAACGGGAGATTCTGTGGCAGAGACAGACGTAGATCCTAAAGTTACCGCATCGAAAGCTTCAGGCTTAGGAAGCCCTAGCTTGTAGTATGTTCCGTTTCCAACCACGGCAGCAGTAGTCATTCTTGGAAAGCCTGATGCACCGCCTATCCCCGAGACATACAGCCTTTCGTGAACATCTTCGGCTATAGGTGATCGAACAATATTTATGTCTTCATTGCTTCCAATCCAAATACTGGAGCTATACCTAAATAATGTTTTTGTTGCGGCAGAGATTGAATAAGATGCAACTGGGCTTATGGACGCAGAAGCATTTCCTTTCCAAGGTTCTAACCGACCAGAATCTAATCTGGTATTCGTGGCTACCGTGCTCATTTCGTTAGGCAGTAATCGCGAATATATTTTTGGCGCTTTGCCACCAAAAGTTTGAATCTTAAACCCAGTCACTTGCTAACTCCTTTAGATCTTTCGTAAGTCCTGCCACCAGATAATCCGAGCATGCCCAATAGTAGAGGCATCATTACCCCAGCATCCGCTTGAGGAATCTCAACGCCGAAACCGGCAGCGATGGGCGAGACTAAGAAATTCACGAATAACCCCATCACGCAGCAATAACCTGCTAAAGGTCTCCACGACGATTGGAACCAATTACCCTTAGCATCAAGCTTCAACACTTCGATCTGCTGCAACTGAATTTCCTGAAAATGTTTTTCGGACATAGTCGAGATTTCATGGGCAAGCGCAGCCTTCTGATCAGCGTCAGGGATGAACTTATCTAAGAGACCGGAAACTGGACCGATTAGCTGACTGACTATGGACATAGCTACTCAGATCCAACCGGCAAAGCATCTGTTAGTGCCATCTAATTACTCCGGTGCTGCTACGGTTTCGTGGGCCAAACAACATCATCTAAAGACGAGTATGTGACTGTTATATCTCTTAGAGCCTGTCTGTATGCCACCTGTTCAGAGGTTGTAGGAAAATCCTGTAACCCCCAAATGTCGGTTTCTTTGAGTCGATTATCTCTTTCAGCTCTTAACATGGGCAAAGCATTGGCTGACCTCAGAGCATTTAGATCTTCATCTACTGATACTACTTGATCATTCACAAGTGTTACGATTTTTGATTCTATTGTGAAGTCATCTTCAACTTCTTTAACAACAGAATTTTCTCCTAAAATAATTGCCGAATCAGAACTGGTAGGATCTACTGAAGTAAAAAATTTTAGAGAGTTGTTTTCAAATACTATATATCTCATTAATTTATTCCTATTACGCTACACTTGTTAGTTCTAATGGCCAATGGCTTGTTATCTCAATAATAGCTACAAATCCACCAACGTAGCTGCCCTGAGTCTTAGTAATAACAAGGGGTGAGTTGTTTGCCGGACTACTTGCGCGTGTAAAAGTGAAGGAACCCGAATTAGTACTAGTGAGATTATATTGATTAGCTTCACTAATACCTGTGTACGCATCTGTGTAAACATAACTCTCTCTGGCAACTGCATAGCTACTTGTCCAGTGCGACCCAAATGCTTTTATATGACCCGCCCCGTTGCTCATACCACCAAAAGTGAGCACATATGCTTGATTTCCATACATAACCATAGAGAATCTTGTCGTGAACATAGTGGAATACCCACTGGAGTTAAAGTACTCCGATACGGTACTGTTATACATCTGGGTATATTTACGTCCAGCCTCTGTTAGCCTAAAAGACAGTGCGTTGCTTGAGCTATAAAAGCTGGATTCACCATCATTACGAACTATAAATTTAGTATTTAAGGCGTTGTTGCAAACCTCTAGAGCATAATTATTGGTACCGCTATCTACACCAGAAATCGAGAGCCTCGCGTTTGCGGCTGCATTTCTTCCGATACCCATGTTTCTCGACGAACCATCAACCATGAGTGCCTGTTCTTGCTTGCCGTTGCCCACGCGGAAATCACGAAAGCGTGTAGCGCCTGCGTTATACCCCTGATAGTTTATCCAAATGTCTGCATCTTCTGAGTCAGCGTTATACCCCGAAGATATTCTATTAGAATGTATAAAAAGTTCACCGGCGAGAAAGCCGCCACCGTTGTCCATTACGACATTGTTCGTGCCGTCATTCAGCAGCCTTAACGCATAAGTGTTGTTAGCGCCTATGTAAAGTTCATCACCCGCAGCAGCTTTGATTGCTATTGCGTTTGTTCCCCCGTTAATAATTGAGAAAGATGAGGTTCCACTGGTATTAAGATTCAAAGCCGTTGCTGTAACACTAGAATTAAAAGTAGCCGCACCCGCCGCTGACATATCAAGGGTTAAGGCTGTGATTGTTGAGCCGCCATCGTTTCCAATGAACTGTATGTCTGCATCACTGACTGGATTTTGTATTCCAAAATGACCAGTGTGGGTGAATCTACCCCATTCGGTGCCTGCATCTTTTAATCTTATATCTTGCCCATCAGCATCAAGAGTAATATCGCCAGCAGCGTCTAGTGTTAGATCGCCTGCATGTAAAATATTACCAGCAAACGTAGCCGACTCGTCTGAACCGATAGTGATCGCCGTAGCGTTGCCGTTATCGACAATGCTTGGAGTACTTGACAGCTCGCTGGGTATTTCTGTTAGTGCCATATTTTACTCCGGTAAAGCATTAGCCGCTTGTGCAGCATTGTATGCAGCAATAGCTTCTGTGGTGTGGAATGTGTTGCACATAGCCTGAACCTCTGTGGATTCACCAGCCCAATCGTCGTTTGGTATCACGACATGGCGATGGAAAGATCTGCTGAGTTCTACGTCATCTTTGCTAATTACCGTAGCAGTTCGCACTTGGATGGCTTTCCAGCCGCCCATATCTACTACTTCAATTTTGTCTTCTACTGTTGTTTCTGAAAGAGCCATTTTAATTTTCCTTTAGTTGGGTTTTCCAGCCTAGATTCCACTAGACGTAATGTTGTTAAGCTGACGTTCGGTAGCTGAAAGTTGCTGCAAAATGACTACCGCTACTCTGCGCGTAGGTCATAACAGTACTTGTTGCTGCATTTCTATGGATTTCCAGACCTATGCTATTCGTGCCATTTTGTCCTACCCTACCAAATACTCCGGTTACGTTTGATGGGAGAGACGGAGTACCGCCGTAAGAGACAGAAAAATAACTTTCGTGATTTACCGCCTTTGGAAAAGGTAAACCATTAATAACAACCGAAGCAGTACCTGTACTTTGAGTAAGATTATATATATAGAAATAACAAGTGACTAAACTTCCAACTTTCACATACCACTGATTTAGATACAGTGTTGCCGTCCCAACACTCACCGTTGGAGTCCAATTGCCAGTTTCTACGTCACTCAATTTGTTAGCCGCACCTGTCCCGCCAAGGTATACGCCGCCTGATAGGTAGAGGTCTTTGAAGCGATGAGCAGATGAGCCGAAGTCGAGTGTGTTATCAACTAATGTACCAGCATCACCGCCTGTTGTTGGTCTAATTTTGGCAGAGTTTATATAGAAACCACCGCCTCCACCGCCCATATAAAACTCAGTGCCGTAGTCAACACCAATTCTACCTACGGTTGAGCCATCTTTGCGGAAGTCTATTATGTCACCATCAGAACCCTGACGATTAGCATATAGCGGTGTTCCTGTTCCTGCTATTTGAATCTGCCCTGCATTTAAGGCTATGCCTGTACCAGACGCATCGTTGTATACGCTGTTAGACGTAGTACCCACCAACAGGTTGCCGCCTGACAAGCGCATGCGTTCTGTGTTGCCACCAGTAGCAAATAGCATATTTGTTTGAGCGCGTATTGCTAAGTCATCTACCGCAGACCCAGCAATCATGTCACCCGTGGATGTTACTACCTGAAGACCAGCCTTGAATGTAGTTCCGTTTAAAAAGCGAAGCCTTATGTCATCTGTGTCTGCTACTGTCATTTCTGAAGCAGTAGCTGTGCCAGTAACTGCAATCGCGCCAGCAAAAGTAGCCGACTCGTCAGCGTTGAGGGTGATCGCAGTAGCGTTTGAGTTGTCAACAATGCCAGTGGACAGCAAACCTCTGGAGACTTTTGTTAGTGCCATCTAATTACTCCGGTAGTGCTGCTTCAGCTTCGGCGTTACGCTCTGCGGCTGACTTTGCCCAGCCTCTAGTAAAAGCATCAGCTACGATTAGTTCACGGGTTGCCGGAATAGCAACGCCTTCATCTAACGCACGGGTTGTGTACATCTGGACGATTTCATCATTTGAAATACGAGCTTCATTGTGTAATGCGTTGTCCGCGAAATCTTGAGGCGTATTGCAAGAATACTCTAACCCTTTCAATTGGTGGTCTGTAAGTTCTACAGTAATTGTTGGCATTTCTGTTCCTTTTATCCGATTAAATAACCAGTGAAATATGTGTAGTGTGTGTTTCCGTGGATAGGAAATGCTTGGGAGTTAACTTCGACATATTGATTTGCAGCGCAATTAAGCACGACAGTCGCATGATCTACAAAATAACCGGCGTTACCAGTTGTCCCATTTACATACTCTGCCCGACGATGCGAGTAAGAGGTTAGCGCCCCGTTTTTTAGAATTCTAAAAGCATCAGCCATGTTTTGCCCTTCAGAAAGACTTGGACCATAGATAACAACAGTGTGGAAGAAATAACGACCCGCAACTGGGCAAGTAAAACGTCCGCTAGAAGTGCTGTAATGCCCTCCGATGTTGAAATGGTGAACATTTGAAACATCATTGAAAACAATTGCAGTGTTATGGCTTGGAGTGTAGTTAGTAGTGCGCCCTGCTTTGAACGCAGGCTGATAAGGGGTTGTGACATAGCCCTCTGCGGAAATTCGCATGCGTTCTGTGCTGTTCGTGAGAAAAGTCATAGGAGAGGTATCATTATGAGAAATTCTTGCCTCAGAACCTAAATTTTGCATGAAGAACGTATTTGTTGAGCTATCGTCTATTAGCGCAAGTCCTTGTGTGTCAGATAATTGCTTAATGACTAGCGTACCTAACGCGCTAAAAGAACTGGTATTTACTAATAGGTTGCCCCCCGACAAGCGCATACGTTGTGTTCCATTCTGGTAAAACGAAACAGGATGATTAGTACTAGACCCAATACGAATATCACTATCTTGCACTGTTTGAATAAAGGCTTTTGTGCTTTCACTGTTTGATTTCACTTGGAAGTTTGTATGTGATGCTCCTTTTACAGTTAGAGAGCTATCAGGGTCGCTTTCCCCAATACCCACGTTGCCATCAGAACCCTGCACAAACAAAGCGTGTGTGCTGTTATCAGACTCAACGCGGAAGTCTAGGTCTTGACTACCTTCATTGATGACTGCCTCAGTTGGAAGAATTGTAATTCTGTTTTGTAGTGTCCCTGCCACCATAGAGTTGATAAAGATAGAAGAATCTTCACTTCCATCGCTTACATCGGCAGCTTTTGCCTTAATAGCTGCGTAGACCACATCCTGAGAATTATCATTGCGTCCTTCAAATTCTAAAACTCCTAAAACATCTGCATCTGCTGGGCTTGCAGAATTTCTATACATTCTAAGGTTTGGGCCAGCACTTGCATCTGCATCTGTAGAGATAAGTGAAAGGGTGTCAGTATTATCTGCTGTGGTAGCTGTAATCCCACCTGTAACCGTCAAGTCACTGGGGGTAGTCAAAGCACCAGACAACTTAGCAGACGTAATAGTCCCATCAATTGGCACGTTGATCTCTGTCTGAGTAAACGTCATAACCTCTACCGCGCTACCAGTAGGCG